CCATTGGCGAAACCGAAGCAATGGGCAAAGCAATCTTTCAACAGCTCTTGTCAATCAAAACTACCATGTCCGAAAACTACGTCCCCGAATCTGAACGTACTGTTTACATTCGCCCGGTAGCACTTAACGCCTTGGTAGCAAACAAAGACATCATCAATAAACTGTATGGTGCCTCTGTAACCATTGAGAGCGGCAAACCTCCGAAATTGCTCGGCTTTGACCTCGTTGAGACTCCTCACCTGACCAAAGGCGGTGCAGATGTCAATGCAGGTGTTATACAAGGAAACGGTCACGTTTTCCCGGTTGAATACAAAGACACCTGCATGTTCCTTGTCGCTCACCGTTCCACGGTAGGCACTCTGACCTTGAAAGACTTGGCTGTAGAACACGCTCGCCGTGCTAACCTGCAAGCTGACCAAATCATTGCTAAATATGCAATGGGTCATGGTGGTTTGCGTCCTGAAGCTGCTTTCATGGGTGTTATTACCGCTGCATAAATTACCCATAGGGGAGTCTAATGGCTCCCCTATTTTTTCTAAAAGAAAGGAGGAGGAAAAATCTAAATGATTTCCCCTACTACTGAGCTGGATGCTGTCAATGAAATTATTGGTGCTATAGGTGAAGCCCCAGTGAACACCTTGGAAAACATTATGAATGTTGATGTTATCAGTGCTCTCCGTATCCTCAGGAATAACAACAGATCCTTTCAGTCTCGTGGCTGGTCTTTCAATAGCATCACTGAATACCCTTTGAATCCTGATGTTTACTCAAAGAAAATCAAATGGTTAGATGTATACCTGAAAATAGATGGTGAAGAAGGTACAAAGTATGTGAAGCAAGGCGACTATGTGTATGATCTAATCGCTAAGACCTCCACCTTTGAAAGTCCTATTTCTATCAACGCTATTATTTTAGTTCCCTTTGAAGATATGCCGGAACCTGCTCGCAACTACATTGTCGCTAAAGCCTCTGCTGAATTTCAGTCGAGATACCTTGGTGATGAGTCGTTGACCCAGATTCTCAATAACAAAGTCCAAGAGACTTGGCAATATCTACAGGAAGATGAACTCGACAAAAACGAATATAACTTACTTGACCATACTCATGTACAGGAGTTGTTGACCCGATGACAGCTTTATATTCTCAAACTATAAAAAATCTTGTAGCTGGTATCAGTCAACAGCCACAGGTTCTTCGGCACCCAGAGCAGCTCAACGAGCAAATCAATGGGTTCTCCACGGAAGCCGCTGGACTCCAAAAGAGACCGCCTACTCAGTATGTCGCTCCTTTAGCGAAAGAAGTTAATGTAGGCAATAAACCGCTTGTACACTTCATCAACCGAGATGACTATGAGAAGTACATTGTAACCTTCACCGGTAACGATGTTATGGTCTTTGACCTCGATGGGAAACCTAAGGAAGTTCATTATGAAAGTGAAGATGCCAGACGATATATTACTACTCAAACCCCCCGGAGTGACCTTAAGTGTCAAACCATAGCCGACTACACCTTTATCTCTAATATTTATGCTATCCCCAGAATGTCCAATGAGGTAACAGAGGATGTCTGGGTTACTCAGGGTGCATTAGTGAATATTAAGAGTGGTCAATATGGTAGGACATATCGTGTGGATATTAATGATGGTACCATAGCATCCTTTACGACCCCTGATGGTTCCGACAAGTCTCATACAGGACAAATTGCAACCGACTATATAGCTAATCAATTAGCTGCACAAGCGCGCAATAATGGTTATGAAGTACAAACAGGTTCCTCTTGGTTGTATATAAAAAAATCCTCTAACACTACCATTGAGAAAAAGTATTGGAGAGCCCCCTCAACATCATATGAACAACAAGAACAAATATTTAAAAGCATGAGTAAAACCATCGCTCAGTATTATCCTAGAGAAAACAAACTGCGAATCAATGCCTATAACCCCGGAGATGATTATGTTACACTAACCTCACAAGCACTCGCAGAAATAAATCGCTGCTCAATGGATTATTGGGAAGTTTTATTTCTTAATGATGTTAGATGCGAGCTTCGTAGAAAAGGTTTTTGGGAAACAGTTATTGAGCAAAATACTACCTCAGATATTAAAAGCGTTACTGTGTATGATGGTTATAATAACCAAGCAGCCTTTGGTGTCCTTAAGACCGTACAGAAATTCTCTATGCTCCCTGCTTCTGCTCCTGATGGTTTCACAGTCAAAGTAGCAGGAGAATCCGGCAGCACTACGGACGACTACTATATACGCTATGATGCCTCAGAGAATCTCTGGAAAGAATGTGTGCGCCCCGGTATCTCTAAGAGTTACGATCTCCAAACAATGCCTCATGTTTTGGTCAGGCAGGCAGATGGTTCTTTCTTACTCAGACGAGCTGAGTGGGAAGAACGGAGAACAGGTGATGAAGACTCTAACCCTGAACCGTCCTTCATTGGTTATCCTATAAAAGATATTGTCTACTTCCGAAACCGCTTATGCTTTATCGCAGGTGAGAATGTAATCTTGTCTCAGTCCGCTGGTTTCTTTAACTTCTGGATGGTTTCAACAATGGAAGTCCAAGACACAGATGCTATTGATTTAGCTATATCCGACAACAAGATTGCCACATTACACCATGCGGTTCCTTATGATGAAAACCTTGTCTTGATGAGTGATGACGCACAATTCATCTTGAGGTGCGAGGGTGTGTTGACACCTAAGACCGCAAACATCCCTCCTGCTGTAACCCGCTTTGGTAATTCACTAAAAGCTAAACCTGCGACTGCTGGTAGAAACCTATACTTCACCGCAGAGCGTAGTCAGTACACTACCGTTCGTGAGTTTTTCACTGCTGCTGACAACACGGAGAGTAAGGATGCTCAAGACATTACCAGTCATGTATCTAACTACATTCCCAATGGTGTCTATAAAATTATTACGTCCCCTGTTGAAAACCTTCTGCTATTTTTAACAGAAGGGGCAAGTAACTGTATTTATGTTTATAAGTATCTCTTTATTGACTCTGTGCGCCAACAGGCAGCATGGTCTCATTGGGACTTCGGAGATGGCACTGTGTTTGGTGCAGACTTCTTTGGTGGTATCTTTTATATCGTTGTCGAAAGAGACGGTATACTTTTTCTTGAGAAGATGTCCTTCACCTACAATACTGCTGACTTTGAAGACGAACCTTATAGAATCTATTTAGATCGCAAGGTTCCTTATGCAATCCCAGAAGATTCCTACAACCCAGTCTCAGAGCGAACCTCTTTTAACCTCAAGGATGTTTACGACTCCTCTGATTTAATAAGCTTTAATAGGTTTGCCCTTGTGGATAAACAAGGAACCTATTTGGAGCTTGAGGTCGCCCCTGATGGTTTAGTCGTAATCGAAGGAGATTGGCGCAACAAGATAGTATTTATTGGTCAAAACTTTACCATGAAGGTCGGCTTCTCGACTCTTATGATTAGACAGGAAACCCAAAGTGGTACTAAAACTATCGACACCGGACGTTTGCAACTTCGCTCTTTCTGGGTAAACTTTTCAGACTCAGGGACTTTCTTAGTCTCTGTTGATATAAAAGATAGGAATAAATTTGAATACCTGCATACCTCCAGAACCTTAGGGAATCGCAATAGTACCTTAGGTTCTTTAATTTTTTCTACAGACCAATTCAAAGTTCCTATTCAATCTTTAAACACAAACTGTGAAATAACAGTCACTTCTACTAACCCAAATCCTGTAGCACTGATAGGTGCTGGGTGGGAAGGAAGCTACTATAGGAGGAGTAAACCTATATGATGACACTTAAAAAGCTCACCATCGGTCACCTACAAGACTTCCTACAGAACGTACGTCCACTTGACATACAAGAGGCTGAAATGGGTGGCGTAAGGTTCGCTGATACGCCCCTCGAAGAATTGGAGGAATGCAGGTGTCTCGTTGATGAAAACGATAATGTCTACGCTATCGGTGGTGTCGAGCCTATCCCTGACACTGATAATGTTGGTGCTGTCTGGATGCTGTGTACGCATAGAGTCGAGGAGCATCCCATTAGGTTCCTCAAGGCTTCCAAAGAACTCCTTGATTTTTACCTGCACGTCTACAAAATCCTCGCTAACAGGGCTTGGTTAGGAAACGACTTGCACATCAAATGGCTTACTTGGATGGGTGCTAATTGGCAACATAAGACTCCCAACGACCAGTGTCAATATTTCTACTTTCAAAGAAAGGAGACACCTAAATAATGTGTTCTCTCCCCTCTGCATTAGATGTTGGTTTGCAAGTTGCAGGCAACTACATGGGTCAAAAAGCTACTGCTAAAGCAGCTCAGGCTCAGATGAACCAGCAAGCACAAGCCGCTTTTACTCAAATGAATTATGCTTTTCAAGATTACGAAATAGAACGTGTGGATGCTTTTGATGCTGCTGTTGCAGAACTTGATAAAGTGTCTCATAATGCAATGCTACTCAACTCTGGTGTTGAAGCCGCAGTAAATGAAACAATGTCTGGTCGTACTGCTAGAATGCTCGTTAGGAATGTTGAAGCTGATACTGCCCGGACGAAAGCATCCATCAAAGATAATTTTGCTCGTAAGTCTAATGAAATTGATTTAAACAAAGAGCGCAGCTTGCTCTCTACAAAAGACTATATAAATAACTTAAATGCTTCTGCTCCTAAAATGCCATCCCGTTTCAGTAATGCTATAAGCACTGCTGGGGTCGTTTTAAATTCCTATACCAAAACCCAGAATCAACGCCAATCCGTGAAAAATACTGGTGCTAAGTATAACTGGGTAACTAATGGAGCTAAATAAATATAAGGAGGTAATCAACTAATGTCAAACCCCGTAAGTGCTGCAATAGGCACTCAAAGGCAGTTTGCAATACAACCTAAGAGTGTCTATCAGCAGAACTTAAAGGCTCTTTCGGTTGGTAATGGAATTAGCCAAAAGACAGACTTGGATGCTGCCTTACTTTCTAAATCCTTAGGTATCCTTGGTAGTGCTATTTATGATGAATCAATAGCTGCTGATAAACGAGAACGTGAACAATTCACTACTCTTGAGGCAGAAAAATTGATAGCCGGAAAGACTCCCGAAGACCTTGCTAAGTTTGACCGCATACAAGCCCTCCAACACAGCGACAAAGGTTATGACCTTACCGACAATCCTTACGCAATGGCTACTCTTGACCAGTCTATAGGTCAGGTAGCAGCCGCCTCTGCAAAGGAACGGTGGGCTTCTGAGAACCCCGGCACTCCTAAAAGTATCAATGAAGCTATCCAGTCTTACGATGGTATGCTACAGGAGACCTATGGTTCCTTTAAGGAAAGTGTCAGAAATGGTGTCGCTTTCGATAAAGGCTTCTACGATGGTTACCAGAGGGATGTCCTACAGGTAGCCCATGAAGCTCACCAGCGTATCAATAACGAAGCCAGAGCTAAAGGTCAAAGAGCTTGTAATGTTAAACTTCAAGGCTTAGTAGCTGGAGCTGACACAATGGATACAGATGCTTTTGTTCAGTCCTTCGGAGAAATCACTAGGGAACTTCAAGGGTACGTTAGGAACTCTGATGAAATCCTCAAGATAATCCAAGGAAACCTCGATGTGCTTGCTGAGAATGGCACCAGCACTGAGAAACTGAACGCCATTAAAGATACACCTTATTATGGTTCTGACCGGAAAATAGGTGATGAACTCTCCTTCTTCAAGTATTACAAGAAGGTCTCTGAGAACGTCAACTATAAAGTAGCTGATGATGTCTACGAAGCCTGTAAGAACAGTGATGGTACTGTAAACTGGGAAAAAGCAGAGGAACGCCTTAAAGCTCTCCCGGCTACTGCATTAAGCCGTGGGATTCCTCAGGTCTACCTCCCGCAATACTCAGGTGACCTTGATGGTCTTAAACCTGCTTTTAAGGCTATCCTACCTTCTGTCGGTGGTATATTGTCGCAACTTGGATACGGTGATGTCGCTGAATATACCAGTGGTTATCGTGACCCTGCACGCAACGCCGCCGCTAATGGCTCTCCAACAAGTTATCACTTAGCTGGAGATGCAGTTGATGTACACCTCGGTAATTTGACTAAGGAAGAACAGGAAACAGTAAAAGCTAATTTTAAACCGTACTTCTCTGAGATACTCTATCATAATGCTGGTAGTGGTCTCCATCTGCACCTTGGGGGTTACCGAGGGGGTCTTGATGATCGTGCGGATGACACAGAAGTTACCGCTTCTGCCTACTCCCCTGACCGCCTCGACAAAATCAGAAGTCGCCTGAGAGCGAAAGATGCTGATGCGAAACGAGTCGCCAAAGAATGGTCAGATGAAATCTATAACAACACTGTTCAAGCGGTGACACAAGCGGGTTCCCAAGAGGAAGCTCTGAGACTTATTGATAACTCTGGGATTCCTTTGGCTAAACAAAATGCTCTACGCCGAAGCATCAACGCTAAGTTTAAAGCTATCGATCAAGGTAATCTTAGTGTTGAAGACCAGTTCTACCTCAAATATGAAAAAGGTAAGCTGTGGACTGATATGGCGACCCTGAAAGAGTATGAACGTCAAATGGAAAATGAAGACACAGAGATTGATGATAAGTTCCAAGACAAAGCCAATGCCGCCGCTCGCCGCATGAACGACTATTGGAAACATTGCGTTCCTGGCTACGGTAAATCTGAGGCCAAGAAAGCAGAAGCCACTGAGTCTCCTGTTGACAATTCCTCTGATGCTCTTATTGACGAAATCAAAACAAAAGCAGTTCCGCAGATGATCGCTAAAGGTATGACCAGAAGTGAGATTGAGGAACGCTTGATGAAAATAGCTCCTCGGTATGGTCTGAACGCTGCAAACCTGCTGGATAGCCTTGAGTTACCTAATGATATTGAATAGGAGGAACCAAAGTGAGCATTACTGATGACTTACTGAATTTTGAACCAGAGCAATCTATTGAAGAAAAGGCTCTTGAAGAAATACAAGCAAAACGACATAATGCTTTTGCTGACCTTGGGGATGCCCTGTTCGACTATGCTAAGGGGGCTGTCCAAGGCCTCCAAGAAGTAAAACGTGCTGGTGACCATGTTGCCATAACAGACCCATTAGCTCTT